AATATTTCATTATCTAATGATGTTATTGGATTCTCAACATCTCATAAATTTAGAGATGGTGAATCTGTAATCTATCAAACATCAAATAATCAACCAATTGGTGGATTAACTACTGATGCAAAATATTTTGTCAGAGTAATAGATGATAACAGAATAAAACTACATAAATCTTACAACGAATCAATTGTAGGTATTAACACAATAAACATAACATCATTTGGGGTGGGAAATCATAGATTTAATTCCACAAACAAAAAGAAAAAAATTGATTCTATTGTAATTGAAAGTGAAGGAAGTGATTATAAGAATAAGAAAATATCAATTCCATCATCAGGAATAAACACGACAAATAATACTATAAATTCTGAGCAAATTCCTTATGTTGATGGTGACATTATCTATTATTATGGAGGAACAAGTAATATAAGTGGATTATCTACAGGAAGTTACTATATAACAAAAGTCAATGAGACTTCTTTTAAATTATCTCAAGTTGGAGTTGGTTCCACTTCAAGAGACTTTTATTATAGAACAAACCAATATGTAGATTTAAAATCAAATGGTGTAGGTAATCATATATTTAACTATGAGCCAATTGAAGTAAAAGTTACTGGTAAATTGGGAATTTCTACAGTATCATCTATTGATTTATCTGCAAAAGTACAACCAGTTTTTAGAGGAAAAATAACTTCAGTATTTTCATATGAAGGTGGTGTTGGTTATGGTTCATCTGAAATTATTAATTTCAACAAACAACCAGACTATAATTTAAATATGGGCTCAAATGCTATTTTGACTCCTATTGTTTCAAATGGAAAAATAGTAAGTGTGGTTATTAATAATCCTGGTGATGCTTATAATTCTCCTCCAGATTTAGTTGTCAGAGGATTTGGAATAGGATCTAAATTAACAGCAGTCATAGAAAATGGAAAAATTGTAGACGTAAAGGTTATAAGTGGAGGAATTAACTATGAACAAAAAAATACATCAATAGATGTGTTAACTTCTGGAGATGGATGTAAATTAAAATTCTATCCTGAGGTTTGGAATATTAATAATTTCTCAAGAATAATAGACTATAAAAAATCATCTATTGACGATGATGGTATTGTATGTGAGGGAAATAATTCAGAATATGGAAATCAATATGTTCACTTATATGCTCCCAGATCTCTGAGAAGTAGAGTATATACAGAATTTATTTCAGGTGGATTAGTAAATTATAGAAGTGATGCTGAGAATGATAAAGATGAAAATCAAATAAAATATCATTCACCTCTCATTGGATGGGCTTACGATGGGAATCCAATTTATGGACCATATGGTTATATTTCACCGACAAATAAAAAAGTAAAACAATTATCATCTGGTTACAAATCACCAATAGATAATCAACAAAATAGACCAAATAAAAATATTTTTCCTGCAGGATTTTTTGTAGAAGACTATATTTTTACTGATAGTGGAGATTTAGACGAACATAATGGAAGATTTTGTGTTACTCCAGAATATCCAAATGGAACTTATGCATATTTTATGACAGTAGATCCTATAAAAACATTAGGAAGTGTAAAGGAACCTACATTCCCATATATTATAGGAAATACATTTAAATCTAAGCCGATAGAATTTAATTTGGATGTAAAATCAAATCAAGATTTATATGATTTAAATAATCCAAATTATATTAGAAATACAAATCCGTGTAATACTTTAAGTGAAAATTCAGCATATGACCATATATTAAAGCTATCACAATTATCAGATCAAAAAATAAAAATAAGAAGTACAAAAAAAGGATCAATAGACTCTGTAAAAATAGTTTCAGGTGGAAATAATTATAAAATTGGTGACAGATTGATATTCAATAATGTCAATAGTAGAGGAAATGGGGTATCGGCTAAAGTAAATTATATAAAAGGAAAAACTATTAGTGGAATATCTCAAACATCTAGAGTTACAAGTGATGTTGAATTTTATCCATTATCATCTTCAAATAGATTGATCGGATTTTCTAGTAATATTCATAATTTTCAAGATAATGATTATATTTTCATTAATTCTTTATCTGATTATGACTCATCGGTGCAGGGAGGTTTTAATATTGGGATAAGATCAGAATCTTTAATACTTAGTGTTGGTGTAGCAGATACATCAGTAACTGGAATTGTTACTTATTTTTATGTTTCAGGAATTCTCGATTTTCCATCAATAAGAGAAAATGACATTTTAAGAATTGATTCTGAAGATATTAAAGTTCTGAATATTGATAAGGATTCATCTAGAATTAGAGTTTTGAGAAACCAAAACCTGACAGTTTCTTCTGCACATTCTGCATACTCATATCTATATGAGAGACCAAGAAAATTTTATATCAATTTAAATACTGATTTAAAAAATAAAAATTATAAATTGAATACTCAATTATATTTTGATCCAAGAGAATCTCTTGGTATAGGGACAATAGTTGGCATTGGATATACAATAACGTTTTCAAATCCAGGGGTAGGGAAAACTAGTATTATAGTACCAACAAAATCAATATATTTAAAAGACCACAAGTTAGAAACTGGAGATCAATTAATATACAATGTAAATAGTGGAATTGGAATAACAGTATCAAATGGAATTACTAACTTTACACTTACAAATAATAGTGTTGTTTATGTTGCAAAAATATCAAATGATTTAGTTGGAATATCAACAGTTAAAGTTGGACTTGGAACAACAGGAGAATTTGTAGGAATATCACAAACTGCATCCACTCTATTTTTTACTGGTCCTGGAACTGGAAATTACCATAGCTTTACAACAAATTATAATAGTGTATCAAAGGGAAATATAGTAAAAAATACTATAACTGTATCTGTAGCGTCTACTCATAAATTAAGTTTAAATGATTCGGTTGTAATTGAAGCATTTCCTGGAATTTCAACTACATTAGTAGTAAAATATAACGATTATCATAATATGATGATTATTAACCCAAGATCTATTTCATCTATAGATACGGTTAACAATCTGATTTTAATTGATGGTCATAATTATACTACAGGAGAAAAATTAATTTATACTTCTCCCACACCTTCCATTGGGTTGGAAAATCAAGGAATATATTATGTTATAGTTTATGATGAAAATCGAATTAGACTTTCAAATTCATATTACAATGCTACAAGAAAAGATAAAGTAGCAATCAGTATTACAAGTTCTTCTTCTGGAACTTTATCTCAGATAAATCCAAAAATAAAAATTATTAAAAACCAAAATGTAATTTTTGATTTATCTGATTCATCTCTATCTTCACCACTACTAGGTTTAGGAAATACTTCTGCATTTGATTTCAATTTATTTTCTGATAGAAATTTTAAAACATTATTTTTTCCAATAAATTCTGATGGTACTTCTAAAATTAATAAGGTTGGAAATATTGGAATTAGTTCTAATGCTATTCTTAAATTTAAGGTAGACTCTGAATTTCCTAACTTTATTTACTATAATTTAACACCAAAAATTATTCAAAATGCAGAAACATTAAATCTAGAGTCTGATGAAGATGCAATAGAAAATAATAAAATTATTTTTACAAACAGTAATTTGAATGGTTCTAAAATAATTTCAGGAATAACATCCAATACTTTCAGTTTTCAAAATGATTATCTTGAAAATATTGATTATTCTTCTTTAAGTGGAGATTTTAGATATTATACAAATTCATCATCAGAAACTGGAGAAATAGAAGCTATTAAAATTACTTCAGAAGGAACACTCTATGAAAAATTACCTTCCATTTCATCAGTTTCTTCTCTATATGGAAGCGGTGCAATTTTAATCCCACAAAGTAACACTATAGGAAAAATTAATAAGTGTGATATAAGTGATATTGGATATGATTATCCAATTGATAAAACATTAAAACCAGTTGTTAAGTTCCCTTCTATTATTAGAGTTGAACCTCTATCCACAATAGAATCTATTGATGTACTTTTTCCTGGAGTAAATTATATTACAAAGCCAAATTTAATTATCATTGATGGTTTTACTGATAATGTAGTTAATGATGTATATTTAGATTATGATATAATTAAATCAAAAATTAATATTATTAAAAATACAAAAGGTCTTTATAATGTAACGCCAAGGATAATTCCTATCAATAATTCAAATGGTCTAGGAATAAGCTCAATATCGTATAACTCATCAACAAAAATAGTTACTGCTTTCTTTACAAAGCAATTTAGCGATCCTGGAACATTTCCATTTTCAGTTGGAGAAAATGTTTTTGTTGAGGGTGTTTCTGTTTTAAATTCATCGGATAAAGGATTTAATTCCAAAAATTATAATTATGCAGTTTTTTCTATAGTAGGAGTAAGTACAGATTTAGGAGGTTTTGGCTCTGCAATTACATATTCTCTAGAAAATTACATTGAGTCTACAGAAACCACTGGAATATTTGATTCCCAAAATTCATCTGGAAGAATTATATCCGAAAATCACTTCCCTAAGTTTAAAGTAAATTTATCAAAAAATTATTTTATATATGGGGAAGAAGTTGTAAGTGGTGATATAAAAGGAAAGGTTTTAAAGTGGGACTCTGAAAACGAATATTTAAATGTTGATTCTATAAAAGATTTTGCAATAAATTCACTAATTACAGGAAAAACATCAAGATCACAAGCATTTATCAGAGATATATTTTCAAATGAATCATTCTGCAATATAAATTCCTCATCTATTGTTAATAATAATTGGAATAAAGATATAGGGTTTTTGAACAACAACTCACAAAGAATACAAGATAGTGATTATTATCAAAATTTTTCATATTCATTAAAATCTGAAATTCCAATTCAAGAATGGAATGATGCTGTTAGCAACTTAAATCATACATTAGGATTTAAAAAATTTAGTGATTTGATTGTAGAGTCAACACCATTAATATCTGGAATTTCAACTTCTCAAAATGAAGGAATATTATCTTCTATATCTGACTTAAATAGTATAGTTGATATTGACTGTATAAATGATTATGATTTAGTTTCTGAAAATTATTTTTATGTTCAAGACACTTTAACTAGTGATGAAATAATATTTAATTCTGTAATACTGCAAGATTATTTTGAATCTATTGGTAATATAGTTTTAACTATTGATGATATAAGTACTGATTTTAATACATCATTATCCAAAACATTTGTAACGTCCTTTTACATATAAAAAATGGTAGACAAAGTAAGATCAAAAAAATTATTTTTAGGTGTAAATGATACTCGTTTTTCCAATAGAAGACAGTCTTCAGTCATTACCATTTTAACGGATGGTGCTGAAATATATTCAAACCAATATGGTAAAATGTTTACCATTGATGAAATTGGAAACTTTGACACAATTAAAGTTAAAGACCAGGCAACAATAGAGTTCGTTCCATTGGATGGAAGAAATGAATATTCCTACAATTTCATATCTTATGATACAAAACAAAATATTTTGGACTATGATGATTACACATTTGGAAATACTGTAAATATTAGATCAAATCATTCAAATATTGGCATAGGGGCATCTTCTGTTTTATATAAGATACCATCAACCTTTACTTCGTCAAAGATTTTAATTGAAATATCTTCAGATACCGGAAATAATTATGAATATAATGAGATAAATTTAGTTGCAAATGGTTCTGATATTTCATTTTCCGAATATGGTAGAATAACATTATCAACTAATTCATATTTAAATCAAGTTGGAATTGGAACATATTCAATTATTTTAAATGGTTCTGATTTGGATTTAATTTTTTATTCCAATGCAAATGAAAGTTTAACAAGTAATGTTATTGCAGTGTCAATTGCCAATACTAGTTTTAATGCTACCGATACTAAAACATTAAAATATGCAGATATTTCATCTAAAAATGTCTCCATAGCATCATCTTCTACACCATCTTCATCAATAATTGCAACACAAACTTTAAATAATAATTTTGGATATTTTTTGATTCAAATTACAGATAAAACAAATAATACAGTACAATTATCTGAAGTAATTGTACTCAATGATAATTTAGATTCATACCTAATTGAATATGGAAATGTTTATAATCAAAACTCGTTGGGAACATTTGATTCAAATTTATCTTCAAATCTAGAACTTTTATTTACACCATTACCAAATATTAATGTAGATATTACTTTACTTCAACATTCTGCTTCATATGTTGAATTTTCATCATTTCCAAACTCTATAAACTTTAAAAATGCAGAGTTATCTACTGGATCAAGTAAATTTCAATCCAGTGATATTAACTTTAAAAAAGATTTTCTATTAAATCATAATTTTAATCCAATATTTCAAAAGACTTTTGATGGCAGTGTAGAATATGCATTATTAAACCAAAAAGGTGTTGATTTAAATAATAATTTAATTTATATCCCAAATCACTTTTTCGTAAGTGGTGAAAAAGTAGTATATAGATCGGAAGCATTCAAATATATTGATATACTAACCACACAAACTACAGCAATTGCTGGAGTGGGAACAAATAAAATTAGTTTATCTTCTGTTCTTGGGATAACCGTAAATGATTACTTTAAATCTACATCTCAAGGATATATTCCAATAACAAATATAAGTTCAAATATAGTATCATTATCAAGTACAATTAGTTCTCAAATAAATTCTGGTGTTGCTGTTACTTTTTCTAAACAATCATCTTCCAATAATGAACAATATTCAACTTTAGGATCTATAGGAATAGCACAAACTTTTATTGTAGGTGTAGGAACTACAAATAAACTAAGTGGAGACCTTTACATATACAAGTTTGATAATAAGTTCATAGGATTTTGTACATCATCAATTGATGCACTATCATCACCACCAAAATTAATAAATTTAACCTCAGTTGGAGTTGGAAATAATCATTTTGTAACTGCAACAAATCAAAATTCAAAATCAATAATTTTAATTGATAATATTATTCAATCTCCTATTGTTTCAACTTCAGTAACATCAGTATTATTAAATAATTTAAGTTTAATAGATACCATAACTTATTTTTCTGGTATAACATCATTTTTTGCTGGAGATTTGATAAAAATAGATGACGAAATTATGAAAATTTCGTCAGTTGGAGTTGGGAGTACGAATTATATTGCAGTACTAAGACCTTTTATGGGAACAGGTCTTTCTACACACAAAAGCAATTCTCTTATTACAAAATTAAAAGGTAATTACAATATTATAGATAATACGATATATTTTTCAGATGCCCCATATGGTCCATTATATGATCCAATCAATGGAGATATCAATATTAGGTCATCATTTCAAGGTAGGGTTTTTATAAGATCTGGAATTTCAAACTCAAATCAAGAAACATATCAAAATAACTATATTTTTGATGATATAAGTCAAAATTTTAATGCAGTAAATAAACAATTTAATTTAACATCAAAAAATCAAAATATTAGTGGAATATCTTCATATAATTCTATAATATTGGTGAATAATATTTTTCAGAATCCCGAAGATGACTACAATTTATCTGAAATTTCATCCCAAACAAAACTAAACTTTACTGGAACTGCAACATCTGCTTTATATGATCCAAATAATTCAAATGTCCCTAGAGGTGGTATTATTGTTTCGGTAGGTTCTAGTAGTGGTTTTGGATACCAACCTTTAGTATCTGCGGGGGGAACTGCAATAGTTTCTATATCTGGAACAATACAGTCTATTAGTATTGGAAATAGTGGTTCTGGATACAGAAAATCAATTCAACCAATAGTGAGAGTAGGAGTTCAAACATTTAGTTCAGGAACTCCAAAAATACAATATATCGGAACGGCAACAGTAACTAATGGGAATATCGTTAGTGTTGCAATCACAAATCCTGGTATTGGATACACATCATCAAATCCACCAAAAGTAGTTTTTGACGCTCCATTATCATATTCAGATTTACCTTTAATACATACTACATCTAGTAGTGGTATTGGTTCTCAAGCAAAAATTGATATTGTAGTTGGACAGGGGTCGAGTATAATTGATTTTACTATTAAAAATTATGGGTACTCATACAATGTTGGAGATATATTAACAGTTCAATCTGGAGGGTTGACTGGAATCCCTACAGATACATCAAAACCATTTAGTCAATTTTCAATCAAAGTTGATAGAATTTATAATGATTCATTTAGTGGATGGTCTATTGGAGAACTTCAAAAATTAGATGATATTAGTTCTTTATTTGATGGAACTAGAAAAAAATTTCCAATTTCCGACAATGGAAATAGATTTGCAATCATTGCAAAGAAAAATTCAAGTATTGATTTAAGCTCTGTTCTTCTAATTTTTATAAATGATGTTCTACAAGAACCTGAAATTTCTTATAGTTTTAATGGGGGAAGTTATATAGAATTTTCTGAAGCTCCTAAAAGTGGAAGTAAAAGTAAAATTATTTTTTATAAAGGAACTCCAAATGTGGATGTAGTTTATGTTGATATATTAGAATCTGTAAAAATTGGGGATGATTTGAAACTATATTCAAATGATTTAAATTTATCTGAAGAAAATCGTGCAGTAACTGATATTATACTACCAGATACCGTAAATACAAGCCCATATAATTCAATTGGAATTACCTCAGATTTAAATTTACTTAGACCTGTAAATTGGTGTAAGCAAAGAAATGATACTGTGATTGATGGTGTTGTTGTTGGAAAAAGTAGAATTATATATGAGCCAAGTATTTTCCCTGTATGTAATATAATTCAGTCTGTTGGAATTGGTACAACTCAAATTTTTGTTGATACTTTAAAAACTATATTTGATTCTAAGGCAGAAAATACTACAAGTGATATAATTTCTAAGGTAGAAATTATTGAAACTACTAATTTATCTAGTGCGATAGGAACTGCAATTGTATCTATTGCTGGAACTATTCAATCAATATCTATTATTGATGGTGGAGTTGGATATACAACATCACCATCAATAACGATAGAAAATCCAATAGGAATAGGCACTACAGGAAAAGCATTAGCATACTCTAATATATCCATCAGTACAGTTTCATCTGTGATAATTTCATCTTCTGGATTTGGATATACATTCACAAATCCTCCTTTAGTTTTAATAGAACCTCCAAAATTAAAGAAAGAATTGATAAAAAATGTTTCTTATTCTGGAGATTTTGGTATTATATCTGGAATAAGAACAACTAATGTTGGATTTGCCTCAACTGGATTAATTTTTGATCTCTTTATTCCACAGTCATATTTAAGAAACTCTTCAGTAGTAACTCCAACAATAACGCAAAGTCAAATAAAACAAGATTATTATCTCAAAGTTTCAAATACAAAAGTTGGGTTTGGGGTTACTTCTTTGAGAAGAAATGGATCAATTATAGGAATAGGAACAACTGGAATTGATAACATTTATCAAGTAATTTCCGTATCTTCTGCATCAACTGATGTATATGGAGTTGGAAATACTGCAGTAACAAGAGTTGTTGTTAGTGTTTCCAACTATAATGGATTAACAGGATTAGGTTTTAGTTCATATTATGGTGATTATAGTTGGGGATTAATAGAAACTAGTTCAGTTTCAAACCAATATACAGTAAATTCTAATTTCGGAGTAGTTGGTTTAAACAGTACTCCAATAGTTAGAAGATATAATCCTCTAAGATATTCTAATTATAACTCTATATAAAGTAGAATAAATACAAATAAATTACAAAAGTAAATGTCAGCTATAATAACAGATCAATTTAGAATATTAAGTGCAGCAAATTTTATCACATCTATTGCATCCACTTCAAATTCTTATTATTCTTTTGTTGGTTTAACAAATGCTACCGATTACAGTTCTACTTGGGAGACAAATCCTTCTTCTCCAATAGATTCATTTGATAGTTATAATGATATTTGGGATACAGTTGTTGCATTGAAAAAAATTAATAATGATGACAT